GCGGAGACATCATTTCTGTTGAAGAGAATGATGACAGAGTCAATCCTTACGGGCTGGTCCCAGTGTCTTACTCCCACAGACATCCATTCACCACCGACTGGTGGCGAGAAGGAGCCTCGGATGTAGTCAGTCTCAACACGACTCTAAATATCCTTCTCACTGAGATGTCTTTATCCATGAGATTGCAAGCCTTGGGCCAGCCAGTAATTTCAGGAATAGAATCTGCTCAAAAATTAAAAATGGGAGTGGATAGGCCAATTCTATTGCCAGAAGGAGCCACATTTCAATTTGCGGCCCCAGGCACAAATCTGGTCCAGTACATTGATGCTGTGAGGTTCCTTGTTGACAGTGTGGCCTACAACAACAACCTGAAAACTAAATGGTCACAGGGCAGGGATGCAGTAAGTGGAGAAGCCCTGAAGATGTTGGAAGTTGATTTGACTGAGTCTGTCATGGGTGATGCTGAACACATCTGGCGGCCATTTGAGAAGGCACGGTTTCATGTGGACCGGAGGATCCTGGAGGTTCACGGTGTCAAGGTATCTGAAGAGTACTCATGCGATTTCTCAGAGCCTAGATTTCCTTTGAGTGCCGCTGAGGAACGTGCCCAGTTTGAGCATGAGTTGAAACACGGCCTATCATCAAAGAAGGACTGGTTTAGAAAGAACAATCCAGATGCTGAAAACTTAGATGAGATCATTGGCCAGATCCAGACTGAGAGAACAGAGGAAAAAGAGCAAGAGCAAACTGAACAACCAAAACAACCAGTGTTTGAAGGATTGAGGAGACTTGGCGGATCCGGTCAGTAATTATCTCGATGAGATAGACGAGATCCAGGCCGTCATTCTAAATGATGCCAACCTCATTCTGGATGCCATAGAGATTGAGCAACTTTTGAAAGATCCTGAAGCCTACCTCATGAGCCTGGGAGAAGCATTCATCACTGAACATCTGGATGAGATTGAAAGCGGTGCAAGGGCTGGCCGGAAGATAGCAGAACAATTAGTCAAGCAACTTGAAGTCGGTCAAGATAACAGCTAAGAAAAACTTCGATCTCAACAAGATCAAGTTGGATGTCAGCAAAGAGTTGAACCTCATTGGTGACATGATCCGCAAAGACATCAGAATGGGAATCAAAGCCCAGCGAACAATAGATGGAAAAGTCATGAAGCCACTGCATCCATTCACAGTGAAGGAGAAAGGCTTTCCAGCACCATTGATAAAAGAAGGAATCATGTCCAGGGTCAATGTCAAAAAAGCCACGAAGAAGAAACAAGAAGTCAAGATCTACCCAGCAAAACAAAGAACTCAGCCAATCAAAGGCTTTCCCCTGGGCATAGCAGAGATCCAACAGAAGGGAGCCAGGATTGGAGTGACGGACAACATGAGGGCTTACCTACATGGCAGAGGATTGCACTTGAGCAAAAAGACCCAATCATTGGAGATCCCAGCCAGGCCTTGGTTTGGAATCTCTGATAAAATCATGAGAGACATTCCAAGAATGATAAAAGCCCGCATCCGGCAAGAGATTAGACGTGCCAGATTTTGAGGTAATCATGACCAACCAGGTGGCAAATGCCGCCGCTTCCACAGCCCTGAATCTCCAGGGCCTTGTCCAGTCTATGGCAAATCAGAAAATGTCACCTCAACAGATTCAAGACGTTTTGTTCAAGGATCTGGCTGAAGGAGGACCACTGTTCTCCGCCTTCAGGTCCAGCATTGGAAATATCACCAAGAATGGTGTGGAATGGTCCAGCAATTTCAGTCAGAGAGATGTTTACCAGGGAGCGGGGATCCAGGAGTTTCAGTGGCAAACAGCAAGTGATGGAATTGAGTGTGATGATTGTGCCGCCAGGGATCAAGAAAAAGCCACACTTGAAGAGTGGGAAAATATAGGCCTTCCAAAATCTGGCTTCTCAGTTTGTGGACCAAATTGTAGATGTGTCCTGGTTCCGATAGGAGTTGCAAAAGAAAGAATCAGAAGAGTCAAGAAAGAGAAACCATTCATTCCTACAACAAAGACCCAGGCCAAAAGATTGGCAAAACAAAATCTAAACAAAGCCAAAACAATTGAGCCGAAGCTGACAAGGCTTCTCAAAAACTTTGTCAAAAAAACCGGTGGTCAAATGATGGGTTTGCAATATAGGCTGAAAACAATGGACTCTCTATCTGGCAAAATTGCCAGACAAAGCAAAGAAAGGAATTGGACACTAGCTGACACAATAAAAAAAGATTTGAAGGACACTATCAGATATGCGGTCACTTATGAAGAGGGAGTCTATGTCAAGAATGTCCAGAGTATGATGGAGACATTGAAAGCTGAAGGCTGGAAATTTGAGAAAATAAAAAACACCTGGGCCACAAAAGACTATCACGGGATTGGTACTGTTGCAATTAAGAACGGGACAAGGATGGAAATTCAGTTCCACACCAGAGTCAGCTGGAAAATCAAGCAAGAGTTCAGTGAGGATCTATACAAACAGATCCAGGCTTTGCCAAAATTCCAGAATGCCACCGGCAAACAGAGAGCGGCTATCAGGGCTTTGGAAGCAGAACTGAAGGGAGTCTGGGGACCCGTTAGAATTCCGCCAGGTGTGGAAAAGTTAGGGACCCTTTCCAAACCAGATCCGGCCATATTGGCCAGAATGGCAAAGCAGGCAAAGGTGCCAAAGACAGTTGAAGTGACCAGGGCTTCCAGCAGTATGCAATTCAAAGATGTTGTGGCTGTTGATGGAACAGTCATTGGTAAGGTCAGCAATGAGATGAAATCAGTGATGAACAAAACATTTGAAGCCCTACCGCCCAGAGTTCAAGGCTTACTCAATACGGTAAACAATGAAATCAACGTAGGCAGGAGACTCACTGATATGTTGCCCCACCTCAAAGGAAAGCATCCAAGAGGCTGGCCAGCAGGGACAACGTGGGCTTCAGCTGAAGGAATGCAAACCTTGGGAAAGGTTTATATTGCTGAAACACTCAGACCTATTGGAGCAAAGATCTTTGAACGGACGACACGGGCGGCAGGTGTTTTCAATCATGAGGTTGGTCATTTGATTGATAGGATACTCAAGGTGTCAGGTTCAGCTGAGTTCAGGTCAGCCTATTTTGATGATTTACGAAAGATAAGATCAAATCCGGCATTGAAAAAAGAAATGGGAACCAGAGGTGCTTTGAGATATTACACCAAAAGTCCAGAGACTCAAGGAATGAGTGAAGCCTTTGCAGAAATTTTTGCACAATTGCAAGGTGCCAGTGGAACCAGCTTGGACTTGGTGGCCACTTTTCCTAAGTGTGCGGGATTCATAAGACATAGAATTATAGACAGAAAGAAACCATTTCCAGGAGAAGGCTTTGGTGAGTCCCTATGATTGAAATCAAGATAAGATTGGCAGAGGATGGAATGGTAGGAGATGCAACTCTATTCTTGACCGATGAAGAAGTACAGCAAATAGAGGAAAAAGCTGGATCCTTAGATTCTCTTGATGAATTGATAATTCTCAATATGGTTGATAAAATAAGAAAAGAATCAACTTGATAGATTGATTCAAGTGTTCGCACTTTACGATTGGAAATCACTAACTCAAACAAGAGGTAAAAATGGCAAAATCAGAAGTCATGGCAGACGTTAAAGAGCCAGAAGTCCAGCCTGTGGACGTTAAAGCCCAGGAAGTCCAGAGCAATGAGGACGTAAAAGAAGAGACTCCTACTGGTGCTGAGAATATTCCTTACCACCGATTCAAGGAAGTTGTTGACAAGTTGAACACCGCCGAAGAAAAATTGACTGAGCGGGAAACAAAAGAAAAACAACGTCAAGAAAAAGAACTTGAAGAGAAGGGCGAGTTCAAACAACTGCTTGATGAAGCCAGGAAAGAACTGGACCGTGAGAAGAAGAAATCCAGCAAGTGGGAAGCCTTCGAGAAGGTCAGACGTGAGAAGATCACGGAAGATTGGCCTGACGAAGAAGTTGCAATTTACTCAAATTTGTCTCTAGAAGATCTGGAGGCTCATAATGAATTACGTTCACAATCAAGGACACCAGCCGGAGTTGAGTCTGGAAAGTCAGGTGTTTCACACGGGAAACCGATAGCATTGGATGATTTCGATGCTATGACATCTGAAGAAAAGAAAACAGCCTGGCCAGTGTTTTTGAAACAAAGACAAAGGTAGATTGAAAAATGGCTAAACATTATCAGGGCAGTCCTGCAACAGTCTCGACTGACCAATACAGTATTGCTGAAATTTGGTCCGAGGGAATTTCAAAATTCTTTAATAGGGCCTCTGTATTCCGTTCTCTCGTCACTGACGTGAGTTCTATGGTCAAGAGTGGAGCAGACACTGTCAACTTTCCTGAGATAGGTATCATTTCAGCTACGGCAAAATCAGCCGGATCTGATATTACTTATGATGCGACAGCAAACACGACAACTCAGTTGTCTCTTAATAAGCATTATTACACCGCAAAATTGTTTGAAGATGTTTTAATGTTGCAGAGCAGTTTTGATGTCGCTTCGCACTATCAAAAGATGTTCGGAGAAGCACTTGCGAGACAAGTTGATTCTGACATCTGGGGTGAATTGGATGGAATGAACCAGACACAGGCATTGAGTGCTGATGATACTCTCACAGCCGCCGTGTTTGAAGCAACCCTTGCCACGCTTGGGGAACAGGATGTTCCCTACATGGACGGGGAATGCTACATGGTTGTGAATCCCACACTCATGGCAGACATCCTGAATCCTTCAGCTGGTCTTGGCCAGTATTGGATGAGGGCTGATGCCGCCGGTGGTAGTGGAACAATGGCCACAGGTGCCGTTGGCAAACTCTATGGCATCAATGTGTTCATGAGCAACACGGTATCAACAGCCGGAAGTTCCAGCACTGTGCCTGGTGCAATCTTTCACAAGTCAGCTTGTGTGGTTGCAGTTCAGCAGGACGTGACGTTCCGAATGGAAGAGTCTATTGATGCTCTCGGTGTGAAAACCGCCGCTTCGACCATTTATGGTGTGAAGCTGATTGATGATTCTGACAACATCAAAGGTGTCAGATTCCTGAATGTTGACTAAAAGGGGATCCTGGAATCCTAACTAAGAGCGGATCATGGCGGGGCTTCTGCGGGTCCCGCCTGGGTCCGGTCTGAAGGAGAAAGACATGGCTGAAGGACATTGGAAACATCCGAACAAAGGGGCTGTCTGGAATGGAGATCCTGACAAGCACACCGAAAAAATTGAACAGTTAGAATCCCAGGGCTGGGAAAGAGTGATGGGCCGAGAAGATCACGCTCCCTGGAAGGCAAAGAAGAAAAGAGGAAGGCCCAAAAAGAAAAAATAGTTTTCAGTAGTGTACGAATGGCTCGTTCACAGTAATGTCATACTTTAGAGAGGAAGAAAAATGGCACAAACAGATCTACACGGATTTTCCCTACAAGAGAAACTCAACAAAAGGCACTTAGATGTCATCACAGTCACGGCTACGACTGATGCGGAACAAATCAATTCACACAAGGTAGTTGCTCAGTCAATAGAAATTCCTTTCGCTTTTTCAGAGGCGGGAGGGACATCAACGATCCAATCAATTGTGATAATGGATGAAGGAAATACAACATTGGCTTGTGATGTTTTATTCTCAGCCATCAGCACGGCTATATCAGACGATGAAGGAAAATCTATCGGTGAGGATGTAGGTGATCTCGATACAGTCTTAAGAGATGCACAAGGACACGTTTCAATAGTTGCTGGTGACTATACAGACTTGGTTGATGCAAGTTTGGCTACAAAGTCAAATATCCAACTTGCTGTTCAAGCGGCGGCAGGATCAACGTCTCTGTATATGCATATCATAAACAGAGGCAACGCAGTGACCTTTGGGGCGGCGACTGACGTAAAAGTAAAAATTGGAGTAATGAAGGACTAACAATGGCAACAAGAAATTCACTCACAGATGTAAGAATTGCAGACGGCTATCCCAGCCTGCTGATAATTTCAGATGATACCGGAATTGGATCCACTGAATATCTTATCAATGACGGCGATGGAACAGCCAGCGGCCTGAAACTCGGATCCGCTTCTTCTACTTTCACACTTCCCCTGGCTATAACTGATTCAACAACATCCTCATCAACTACCACTGGGGCTTTGAAAGTAACTGGCGGGATCTCGACCCAGGAGAATCTTTATGTGGGCGGAAATTTGGCCGTCACCGGAACAAGCACTTTTTCAGGAGGCACCATTACACTCGGTGATGCGGCCTCAGATACAATAGCTTTTGGCGGTACTATCACAGGAAATCTGGTCTTTGAAGGCTCGACTTCTGATGCCTATGAATTGACTCTCTCACCTGGGGATCCGGCGGCTGACAGAACGGTCACACTTCCAGATGGAACCACAACACTTGTGGGAACAGATCTCAGTCAAACTTTGACCAACAAAACTCTCACTTCACCAACAATGACCGCTCCAACAATCAGTTCCGGTGTGGTCACTTTGCCAGATGGTACAGCGGCGGCTCCTACTCTGACCAATACCAGTGACACCAATCAGGGCCTCTATTTCTCTGGCACAGATCAAATGTCCTACACAGCCGCTGGAACTGCCCAGGTAACTTTTGAAGATGGATCTATTTTTCCAGTAACAGACAATGACGTGGATCTGGGTGATAGCACTCATGAATTCAAAGATCTATACATTGACGGGACCGCAAATATTGACTCCCTGGTGGCAGATACGGCTGACATCAACGGTGGGACTGTGGATGGAGCCACAGTTGGTGCGAATTCGGCCTCTACTGGGGCTTTTACGACACTTTCTGCCTCAAGTACTACTACCCTAAGCGGAGCCGCAAACTTCGGCTCAGACGGCTCAGGAGTGGATGTTTATTTCTACTCAGGAACTAGCGGAGATCATCTGTTCTGGGATTCATCAGAAGAAAAGCTGACAATCACCGGAACAAATGGCCAGACTGCTCTGGATGTTCCGGATGGAAACGTCACAATCACAGACACTTTGACTTCCACCAATATCGGAGCATTCACACTCTCAGGGAAGCTGACAGCGGGAGCCACCGAGATTGAAGGCTCAGCATTTGACATAAATGGTGGTGATATAAGTGCAGGGACAATCTCAGGATCACTCACATGGAGTGCCGCCCAAGACTTTAATGACCAAAACTTGACAAATGTGGACATTGACAGTGGTGCGATTGACGGGGTTACAATAGGCGGAGCAAGTGCTGGAGCAGGCACATTTGCCGCTCTTGCTTGTACCAGCCTTGATATAGCAGACGGGAACATTTCAAATATCGGAGATCTAAATGTTGATAGTGTTTCCAGTGATGACGGATCTGGCTTTGACTTGTTGTTGGATGACAACAAAAGTGCCGCTCTGGAAATCAAAGAATCTTCAAATGCCTATATCACTTTTGTGACCACTGATTCGAGTGAGAAGATTCAGATTGACAAGGCTCTGGACATCAATGCTGTCTCAGACTTTGGATCCAATGCTATGACAAATGTCAATGTGGACTCTGGAGCAATAGATGGAACGGCTATTGGAGCCAATTCAGCAACCACTGGAGCCTTCACCACATTGTCTGCTTCTTCAAATGCCACAGTCGGCGGCACTTTAGGTGTCACCGGAGTGGCCACTTTCACCGCAACACCAGTTTGCAGTTCTGACCTCACTATTGAAGATGATCTCTACCTGGACTCAGATGGTGCTGTCATACATTTTGGTGAAGACAATGAAATCCAGCTGACTCATGTGGCTGACACTGGGATCCTATTGACAGAGACAGGAGGCGGGGCACCTACTCTGCAATTCAGAGATGCAACAGAATATATTTCTTCATCCGCAGATGGTCAGCTTGACCTGGTAGCGGCAACAGAAGTCCAGATTGACACCACCACTGTGGATCTCAATGGAAATCTTGATGTGAGTGGGACACTTGGAATTGGTGGAGTTGCAACTTTTACAAGCACACCAGTTTGCAGTGCGGACCTGACAATAGAGGATGATCTATATTTAGACTCAGATGCGGCTGTGATTCATCTTGGAGAGGACGGAGATGTCACCTTAACTCACTCAGCTGATGCTGGTGTTTTCCTGAATACTGGCATGAAGCTGGGATTCAGAGATATGGGCGGAGAGTATATTTACTCAGTGTCTGATGGGACTCTGGGCATTGTTGCCGCAACGGAAGTGGACATCTCAACTACAACACTGGATTTGAACGGGATCCTAGATTGCAGTGGGAATGCCAGTGTGGGCGGGAATTTGACCGTGACCGGAAACTTGACAATTTCTGGCACAACCACAACGGTTGATTCTACTGTCACAACAATCCAAGATCCAATCATGGACATTGGAGGCGGGACTGGTGGGGCGGCACCAGGATCTGATGACAACAAAGACAGAGGTATCAAATATCAATATCACAATGGATCCGCCGCTAAAGTGGGATTCTTTGGCTGGGATGATTCAGCCACTGAATTCATTGTTGCACATGACACTGCAATTTCAAGTGAAGTCAACACTATCACCTCTTATTCAGACGTGCATTGCTCCAATCTCATTCTAGATGGAAACATAATCAAAGCCAGTGATGGAGGATCCACAATTACGCTGGATACTTCTGACAATGTAACTGTGGCCGGAGCGTTGACTTCCGTTGCCGCC